GATGACGACGCTATCAAGGCCCTGATTCTCCAGACACGCGCGCGCATCCCCAACATTGTCGAATTCTGGGGCGGACAAACACGCAACAAGTTCAACAAGGCACCGGACGGAAGCTACGCTCCCGAAGTACAGGAATACTACGGGCTGGAGGGCGCAGCCATTAAGGCCATCCTGGCGCCCGGTGAAATGCACCAACACAACGGCGTCCGTTATCAAATGTATGACGGGGTGCTGTACTGCGCTGGCCCGTCTGGCGGAACCATGGCGTACCACAACGCACAGGTCCGCCGCAGCCAACGGGAATACGCGCGCCCGTGGGAACTGGAAATAACATACGAAGGGTGGAACACCAACGCCAACAAGGGCAAGCAGAATTCTTGGGAAACCATGAAGCTGTACGGCGGGGTGTTGACCCAGAACGTGGTGGCTCGCGAGTCCCGCGAAGTCCAAGCCCACGCGCTGCTGGCCCTGGACGAACACCCCAGCGGTAACTACAACATCGTCATGCACACCCATGACGAAAACGTGGCGGAAGTCCCCTACGGTCGGGGCAGCGTGGCGGAGTACATGGAAACCATGCGGGGCTCCCTGCCATCGTGGGCGCGTTGCCTGGACGGTAGCCCGTGGCCTATCAAGATACCCGACGCGTGGGAGTGTGAAACATATGGTAAATGGGAAGATTAGCGAAATGTGACGCAAGTCTTGACGCGTCCGTCAGGTGATGACTACAATGGCCCCACAGTAACCCAGTGGAGCCCGCCAGCGTGGAAACGAACTTCTCAGACTTAGAAGGCAACCTTGACGCGGAGCCAACCTTCTTGGACGCGCAAGTCAACTACGCCACCAAGGACCCCCAGCGCGCGATTGAGCAGGACAAGTGCCGCGCGTGCAACGGTTCGGGGGTGTTCCGCTCGAAGTTCACGGGCCGGGTGGTTGGTGACTGTTTCCGTTGCCACGGTACGGGCCGGGTATCCCACGGGATGAACGAACGCGTGGAGAAGGCCAAGGCCACGAAGCAGGCCAACGTGCAGAAGGAACAGGACGCCCGCAACGCGTACATTGAGGAACACCGGGCCGTCATTGACTACCTGCGCCAGCGTGAACAGCGTTGGGACTTCGCGCGCAACTGCCTGGAGCGGTTGGCCAACAAGGGCAGCATGAGCGAAGGCCAGCTTAACGCCGCATACAACGCCATGGAGTCCGACGCGGCCAGGGCCAAGGCGCGGGCTGTTGAAGCGGCCAAGGCGGAGCCGGAGGGCAGCGGCCTGGACTTGTCCGCCCTGCCGGCTGGCCGGTACGCGGTGCCGGACGGTGACACCCGGCTAAAGCTGCTGGTGAAGAAACCGGAAGCCCCTGGCAAGTGGGCCGGCTGGGTGTTTGTGTCCGACGCGGCGGAGTACGGCCAGCAACAGAAGTATGGCCGCCAAGCCCCTGGCAAGACGTACAGCGGGAAATGCGTGGACCAGTTGCGCGCCATCCTGGCGGACCCCAAGGCCGCTGTAATCGCGTACGGCAAGCTCACAGGTACATGCGGAGTGTGTGGGCGGAAGCTGGAAAACGCCGAGTCAGTGGCCGCTGGTATCGGGCCAATCTGCGCGGACGGGTTCTAGGGCAACACGTTGGCCCGTGCGAGTTTGACGCCGTCGTCATCCCACGGGCCGGAGCCGAACAGATGAACCGCAAGGAAAAAGGTTTGGGCAACGGCTGGGCTCGCGCCTTCGGACAGAAGCGCAGCCCGCAAGAAGTTATCAGCGAATTCCTTACCGTGCGCCCGGCCCTCAACCGAACCGTACAGCCAGTCATGGACCACGGCGGGCCGCCTGGACAGCCCGTTGGGGTCAAGGAACGGCAGGTTTCGGAACAGCCGGGGGATGCTGGCCAAGTCGGTGACAAAGCCGGCAGGGACGACTAGGTGACCGTATACGGGGTCATCCCACACCAATGGCGCCCGGACCGTCCACAAGTCAGGTCCGGGGCCATCGTCACTGGTGAATCGAGTGAAAAACATCAGCCGCCCGTAGCCGCAATGACGGCCTGGAAGATGTCAGCCGCAGCGGCCTGCGCCTTGGTCAACGTGGGGTCCTGTCCAATATTGGACTGGACGTACGCGTTGAATTCCGTCTCCACGATGGTGATGGCCAGCAGGTCACCAGCCGGCAGGTTGAGCTTGGCAAGCTCCACGTCCAGAACAGCCTTGACCGCAGCCAGGGACGCCCCGGCGCCTTGGTCAGCCGCCAGGGCTTTCTTGGCCACCGCGTTAATCTGGACCGCTGCAATGCCGTGGGCTTCAGCGACAGTAACAGCGGCCAGGGCACCCGCCTGGATATATGGCTGAGCCTGCGGGCTCGTGACGACCGTGGCAGCCTTCTGGACGGTCGCACAGCCGTGCATACCGAAGCCCAGCAGGCCAACAGCCAGGGCAGCCACAGCCAGCTTGGCAGGGCCGGCAGAAGCTTCCAGGGCCGTCACAGCGGCCTGGAGAACGGCAGACGCGGCGCCCGCCTTGTAACTGTGGTTGGCCAGGGCCACGACCGTGCCGGCTCCGGCTACGATGGCAGCGCCCGTGGGGCTCAGCTTCGTGGGGTCAACGGCAGCCACGATGGTGGCCGCAGCAACAACGTAGCCAATCAGATGGCCCGCGTAGTTCTTCAGATGCGAAACGAAAGCGTTCATAGTGCGGTGTCTCCAGATAGAATAAGGGCGCGCAACGGGGCATAGCGTGATATGTCCAACCGTGCGTCCGCCACTTTACACTCCGCCGCGCACGTTGCCCAGTCCCGCGCGTGGGCTGCCGCCAGCATCTTGGGGAAGTGCAACAGCCCATTCACGCCCGCGTTGTACGCTACGTCCAGCATGACGGACTGGCGCGTGGGCTCCGCGTCTAGCTCCCGGTACCACGCGAAGGCCGACAGTTCGCGGTCCAACGCGTTGTCCAAGTAGTCGTCCATGGCGTCAAACAGGCCAGGGCTGCCGCAGGTCATAAGGTTGTAGCCCCGGCCCCACGACAGGTTACCCACGGGGGCCACCACGGCTTTACCCGTGGCGTCGTCATACGGCTTGGGCTTGTCCCCTTCCTCCCGTTTCTTTCGAGCCTGGAAGAGCTTGACGGCAGCCGTGGTCACTTCACGTGCTCCAGAATCTGGGCCACCAGCGCAATGAACCCGCTGGAGCCCCCAAGCGTAACCAACACCTTGAGCACAGCGTGCGCGCCCTTGCGCTGCTGGTGGTACTCCAACAGTTGGGACAGCTTGGCGTTTTGCGCCTTCTGGTCCGTGCGGATATCCACCACGTTCTCTTTTACGGCCGCTACCTGTGTTTCCAGGCGGGCCACTTTTACTTCAACCGTTTCCACAATCGTCATCCCAATGTTAGTTCACGCACTGAATCATGAAGCCCTGGTCTACCGCAGTCCCCGAACCGTTGACGACTTCAACGGTGGTGGTGCTGTTGGCGTTGCTGTTCACGTAAATGCCCACGGCCGTGGACACGCCGAAAATGCTAGCCGTGCAAACACCGTTGGACATGGCGTTGGACAGGGTGACCGTATAAAGCCCGGTGCCCGTGCGCGTCACGCTGGATATACCGATAGACTTACCGGTGATACACCCCGAACTGCTGCACGTGCCTGACCACGCAACGAACCGCGCAACGGGCCAGTTGGTCGATTGGTACAGGTTGGAAACGTTGATGCTGTTGGCGCCGTTGTCAGCCTGCGCAGTGGAGTACAGGCCGCCAGAAGCACCGATAAGGAAGCCTGCGCCCCCGAAGCTGCCGCTGTTGTTGTACTGAATCTGTCCGTTAGTGCCACCGGGCGAACCAGCAGCCGGGCAGTTGGTGCCCGTGGACTGGCAAACGTTTACCCCGTTGACCTGCACAGCCGTGGTTGCGTTCATGGTGCCGTTGACGGTAGCCGAACCCACGAACGTTGCCGCGCCCCCAGTGGTGAAGCTCAGTTGGGACACGCCGTTGCGATAGATACCGAACGGCAACACCGTGGTGTAGCCAATGCCAAAGTTACCCGTGGGGATGTTGCATTGTGTGCTACCGCTAACGTTCAGCCCAAAGCAAACTTGGTTGCCGTTGGCGTCCACGGATGTGTGAACGGCGTAATGGGAGCCGTCCGTGCTGGCGCCTATGCTCGTGCCAAAACTCTGCGCTGACGTGGCGCCAAACTGGTTGTTGGTGCCCAACGCCTGGACACGGCCCGCAAGCGTGATGCTGCCCGAACCGTCGTAAGTGAACCCGCTGTTGGCCGACAACGCGCCGCTGCTGTTGTATATGACTTGGCCGTTGGAACCCGGCACGGTTACGCCAGCAGTCGCGCAGCTTCCATCACCCCGCAGGAACGTGGTGGAATTGCACGTGCCTGACCACAGGCCGTAAATGTCAGCCGCTAGCGCTGTAGTGAACGCGCTGCCGTTGCCCTTTACCGGACCGGTCAAAGTGGTGGAGAACGTGAACGAACAGGAGCCCGAAGAACACGGGGAGCCCGTCACGCTCATGCCGCCCGCTGGGGTGATGCTGACGCCCGTGATAGTTCCCGTGGGAGCGGCGCAGGCACCGTCACCCCGCAGGAAGGTAGTAGACGAACACGTACCCGACCACAGGCCGTAAATGTCAGCCGCCACGGCTGCGGTGTCATACGGTGTGCTGCCGGTGTTCTTCTGGATGCCAGCAGCCGGGCCGTACTTGGTGAAGGCCGTTTGGCCAAAGGCCAGGACCGGGAGCAAAGCCAGAAGGGCTAACAGTTTCTTCATACAATTACCCATTTGTTGACAGCCGCGCAGTAACCGATTGTGACGCTGTCCCACTGCAACAGCGCGATAGCTCCGCTAGAGCGTACCTGATTGTTGGTGGACCCAGCGAACGCGCCAATAGTCAGCGTGCTGGTTCCAATGTTGGTGATGGTCAGCCGCTGCCCGTCACGCTGGCTCACGAAGCCGTTCAGCGTAACGTTGCCGCCCGTGGTGTCGATATCCACGAAGTAGTCAGACGGGCCGCCCACGGTGTTGTCCGCATGCGTGCCGGCACCGGGGGTGCTGGAGCTACGCAGGGCGCCGTTGACCAAGTACCAGTTGGCGTGGTCCGTCTCGGGGTCCGAGTTTGTCCCCGCCGTGATGCACATGAACAACGCTTTGGGGTTGGCCACGCCCGCCAGGATGGCGCCCACGGCGTAGCCGCCAATGGCCGTGGCGTACGTGTTGTCATACGCCTGGAACACCTGCCCCGCGCCCACAGCCGCAATGGTGGTGCCGTACAGATACAGCACACCGTTGGTGTCGGGGCCGGACATGGGGATACCGCCAGCCACCAGCGGCGTCATGTTCAACGGGGTGTAGCCGTCGTCCAGGGACGCGTTGCCAGGGAGCCCTAGCGGTATCTGCGACGCTACCGGAAACGGGTTGGTTTTCCCGCCCGGTACGTTACCGTTGGGCGCATTCTTGGCGAATGGCTCAACGAGTTTAATGGGTGCCGGTTGTCCACTCATGGCTTAGTGCCCTACCGCTATAAAGATGAACTGGCCGCCTGTCGTGTTGGCCGTAAATGAAGACGTGCCAATAGGGTTGGACGAAAGCCAACACTGCACGGCCCCGCCCGCTATAGCGATACACACCACGCCCAAGATAGTCATGGGCGTAGTTCCGCCTGTGCTGCCAAAGGTGATGGTTGTGCCGCTGTTGAATGCACCACCAAACTGCACAATGAGACCACCCGGCAGCTTGTAGTAGCCGGGGCTGGTCAGCGACGCGCCCGGAGTAATAAACGCCGTGGTGGCCACCTGATTGTTGGAAGTCCCAGGCGGGGGCGTCGGGGCCGTGGGCGTACCGGTCAACGCAGCGCTGGCCAGGATAGCCGCAGCGTACTGGGTGACGGCAGCCTGTGGGACCTGCCCCGCAGTCACCTGCCCCGCGAAGCTGGCCAAGTTCATGGCCGCTTGCATGTCCAGCGTATGGTACTTGCGGAACGTGGCTTGGTCGGGGCCAAGACCAATCAGGCCGTTGATAGGCTGGCCGGCTGGATTCTCGAAAGCGGACGTTCCAAGGAAGTACGCGGCAATCAACTGGCCCGCGTTGTCGCGCTCCGCCAATGTCAGCGGGGTGGCGGCCTGCGAAATCGGAACACCCAGCGGCGCCACCGTGGGGTAAATGTTGGTTCCGTCCCCGTAGACTTCCATGGGGTTGGCAAAGCCACCTTGGGGGACGTTCACGCCAATGCCGGACGCCGTGCGTACCGTGACGCTGAAAGAGCCGGACGTGTTGTTGATGACCAGCCAGCGCCCGCCAATCGTGTTGGGGACGACCACCGCAAGGTTGCCCGCCAGCGAACCGTTGAGGATGATATAACGCCGTGCGGCCTGCTGTGGGTTTAGCGTGACCGTTCCGCCCGTCAGGCTGTTGAGTGTCAGAAACCCGTAGGTGTACAGCGACACCCAGCCGGCTGCCGTGCTGGGGTCATCCGGGTTGGTCATGTTATTCGCGCTGGTGTTGAACCAGACGGTGGAACCATCGGAGCTACCCAGCACGGTGCCCACAGCGTACCCGCCAATGGCCGTGGCCACAGCGGACAGCCAGGGGAAAAGCTGGCCGGCTTGGGTGAAGTAATTGTGGGACGTGATGGCGAACAGGACCCCGTTTACGTCCTGGCCCTTCGGGGGCTTGCCGCCCGCAGCCACCGGTTGCATGGTAATGGGCTGCCACCCCAGCGCCCACGACGCAAGGGACGAGTCCGTGACCGTATCGGGAATGGGTGCCGTCTTGTTGCCAGGGGATGGCCCCACAACCGCCTGATTGGCGAATGGCTCCGGTATGACTGGCGGAAGTGGTGCGCCCATGCTCTAAACCCTACGTTGGCGGCACGTACAGCGTGCCCTGGCTCAGTGGGGCGGACGGGTAACCGGCTTGCTCGAAGCCAATTTGACCAGCCGGCACCACTATGACGTTAAACCCCACACCAGCCGGGTGCGGCATGACGCCCGATTGCGTGAGTATCGCATACTCTACCTGAGATAAGTTAAACTCGAAAACGAATGACATGGACATGCCACCCGCAGCCGTATTGATTTTCCCACGGTCCACGACGTAAGCCCGCCCCCGGCCAGGGAACAGGTTGCGCAAAAGCTGGTTCAGGGCCAAGCTGGTGGTGGCTGTGATGTTCGCCAACGCCTTGGCCAGTATCAGCGTTCGGAAGGCTTCGTCCCCCAGCGCAAAGGTAGTGCTGGCGTCTTGGCCAGGGTAGAACGTGCCTTGGTTGAACGGCGCCCAGTCTGCCGGGATGTCCGTATTGGCGAAACCAAAAATCTGGTTGTTGGACCCCAGCTTCAGCAGCCTGCCGTTTGGCAATACAACAATCTTGCCCCAGATGTCCAGGCCGATACCCTGCGCAGTCAACACGTTCCAGATGAGCGTGTAGAACGCGTCAATGTTCGCGCGGGGGTCAATGTACTGGTCCATGTTGGTGATTAGCTGCGTAATCACCGGACTGTTGGCGTACTCAGACTGTATTGTTTGCTCTACGTTAATCATACCAACGTCACCGCAACGTCCGAAGCCTGCAGCGTGGGGAACTGGTCAATACCCAGCGTCACGTTGGTCAGCGTCGGGGAACCGGGCGCAAGGTTGAGCAACACGTTTACCACGTTCACTTCCGGGCCAATGGCCGAGATAGGCGCGTAGAACTTACCCGCCAGGACCGTGGAGCCCGTCCGCGCACGCTTCGAACCATCCGCGCCAATGAACGAATTCACCACAGCCTGCTGGACTTGGGTGACGATATCAGCCGGCAGGGCCGCGCTGTTCTGAATCTGCACCGCGAACTTAAATGCGGTGTTGGTCGGGATGTTGTACGCGTACGTGTAAGTGGGCTGTGGCGTATCGTAGGAAGTGTCCACGATAGTCACCGTGGTATTCCCGTTCATGTTGCTGCCATCGTTCTTTTTGCTAGCGATGGCGTTACCGATAGCCTGCGGGTCACCACCCACGGCCGCAACGTAGATGCTGTGGGCAACCACGGGGTAGTTAGTCACGCCCGTGTTGACGGTGATGTCTTCAAAGTTTTCGATGGCGTACACGTCAATGACGCCCGGCACCGCGAACACGGCCGCGCCAATCGACTGGATGGAACCATGACCATTCAGGGCCACCGACTGCTGGCGCCGGAATTCAAAGGCTGCCCTGGACTCAACGTTGGAGCCCACGGCCCCGGCCAGCGGGTTGTTTACCGTGTCCCAACCGTTTGGCCCGTTCAGGATGGTGGTTACGGTGTTGGGCGGGCATGGCGTGGGGCCAAGGTTGACGCAGGTGAACGGCAGCGTGATGTTGCCGCTAACCCCGATGGTGCCGGCCAGCGCGCACACGTACCGGTTGCCGTTGGTGTCGCGGACCTGCGCACCCAGCGGGATGGTTACGTTGAACGCACCCGTGCAAAGCAACTGCACCGTTGTGGGGGTGCCCGGCTCGCGCGTCTGGAAATAGATACGGCCAATGGCGTCTTGCATGAACCCGTCAGCCGTGTCCGGGTTTATCTGGTTGATAAGCCACGCCCACATGGCGTTACCATCGGACACCACGGCAGCCGTGGAGCTTCCAAGCTGGCCCTGCGGGGTGCGCTTGTCAGGATTCAACGTAACATTGAACGCGCTGTTATAGTCGGCCAGGACGCCAGCCAACACCGCAGACTGCTGCGGGATGACCGGGCCGGTAGCCGTAATCTGGACTGGGGGAACGTTCGTACTCACAGCGCTACCACCTGTTGATTGCCCGACGTGTCAGTAAACGTGACGCTGCCGGTTAGCGTTCGCGTCCCGGTGTCAAACTCAGTCACGATACACTGCGGGGGCGGGTTGGCGGCCACACCGTCCACGGACAGTGCAGCGTTTACCATGTACTCTTGAAACAGCGACAGCGGCGGGTGCTGGCCCAGTATCTGGGAGAAGTAGGGAATGCCCAAGGTGGAGTCATACCAGACTTCACCCGCGAACGTCTTGATTGCGCTGGCCACGTCTTGGGCAATGCGGTAGGGCTCATCAGCCACGGCAATATTGCCAGCGGCGTCCACGCAAAGGTCCCAATTGTCAAGTTCCAGCAGTAAGCTTTTCATGGGTTCGGGGGTCCGGTATTCCCGCCCTGCGGGTCAGGATGGGTATGATTATGTACACTCGTACCCTGTGCTGTCACGTCTTGGGTAAACTCTGCACCGTGGGTGCCCGTCACCGGCCCGTCCAGAACGATGGACGCGCCGCGTATGGTCACGGTGCCGGGGCTCACCACGTCCACCCCGCCCGCGTAAAAGCGCACGTATTGCGTCGGGGTGGCTCCCAGCACGGCCCCAAGGTAAAGCCCGTCAGCGAAGTCGTAGACGCGCCTGGAGCCGGGGTTGGCTGGCCCCTTGGCCGCCACCACGGCCGAAATGTCCCGGCTGGCGAACACGGCCACGCCTATGTCCCCCGGCTGGGGGTCCAGAATGACGGCCGAGTCTTGCCCCTGGAAGCGCACGTAGGGGACGCCGTACACCACGTCATGGGCCACGCCCGTGCCGGCCCCGTCCACCTGATTCACCAGCGGCTGCACGTCCACGGTGCCCGTGGGGGCCAAGGCTCCGTTGGTGGAGCAGGCCACAACCTTGACCAGCGTGGGGCCGGCCAGCCCGCGCAGTAGCTGGAGGAAAACGAACTGCAGCTTGGTGAATTCGTTGGCCGCGTCGGTCGGAGTCTGAAACGGGGTACTCATGGCGCCACCGGCTGACACTGTGAAACTGTTTGCCACAGCCCGCCAGGGATGTTGGCTTCCAAGATGTGGTCCACGATGAACGGGAACCACAGGCCGTTGGCGTTGGGAATGTCGGAGCCCACAACCTTGACGCGCCCGCCTGGAACCAGTCCGGGGTTGAACAGCGTGGTGAGCTTCAGGCCGTACTTCTCCAGGCCAGGGTAGCCTTGCAGGATATCGGCGGGGCTCACGGTCAACGTTGGGACGGTGGTGCGTGGGAGTCCATACGGGTAAATGGCCAGGGTGTCAGCCGCCAGGACGTACTGCGTATAAGACGCATAGCACACCCGCTGCAGTTGGTCCCAATACGTGCCCGGCAGGTACGGGTTGGAAATGACGGCCGTTACGCCATCGTTCTCAAACGCGTAGCCCATTTTGCCCGCAAGGTCCGCAACCACGGTGGCCACGGACACGCTGCCACGGTAGCTGGAGGGTGGCACCGGGTTAATCTGGTGTTGGTATCCCACGATGCCCGTCACCTGAAAGAACGCAGCGGGCATGCCGTCATACACGGGCTGTGCTTCGGTAATCATCCCGCTAAACACTTGGGTGTAGCCGTCCCCGCTGTCAGCGTCCACTATCACCGTGTTCTGGTGAATGGCGTTGATGGACTTGAAAAAGATGGTGGTAAGGGCGTTCATGTCCGCCTTACGCATGCCGTACACAGCCATGGACATGTTGGTGGAAATGGCACCCGGCACAGCCTGGACCTGCAGCCGGACGCGCAAGTCTTCAAGGACCAACGTGTTGCTGTTGGTTCCGGGGAATACCCCGTTGCTGTTTTCCGGGGACAGGATGAACGTAACGCGCAGACGCTTGGCCGCGCTAAAGCTGTCCGTCGTCATGCTGGTAGCTCAGACGGCAGCAGGTACACCAGTTCATAGCGCGAGCCCAAGCCCGACGCCACGGGGTCCGTGTCCCCTTGGGTGTCAATAAACATCAGGTCACCCACGAAGCCACGGTAGCCCGCGCCCAACAGCAGCCGCGCAACGTTGCGGCATATTTTCGTGTTGAGGATAGGCACGCCCGCCACCGACAGGTCAAGGTACAAATGGGCGTCAGCATCCAAGCCGAGGGTGTACACAGCAAGCTGACAGGACTGGTTGTTAAGGTTGATTGTCAGCGTCTGCGACGCGACAGTCGCCAGGGGTACGGTAATCATGGGGCACCCCCGGATAGCACGTTGGTTGCCTGAGCACTGGCCGCGCTGCTGGTCGTGGCAGGCTGCTGCACGCCCTGGTTGGCCGGGGCCGGTGCGCTGGGGTCCTGTGCGTTCTGGGTGTCGGCTGCCGTCGTGGTGAACACGGCCGTGACCGGCTTGACCTGCCTGAACCGCAAGTCAACATGGGTCAAGAAAAACGCGTCATCTTTGTCAATGCGCGTCACCTCCGTGCCTTCCACGTTCACGTTCAGGTAGGAACGCTCCGGGGTCACGATGGTGTACTTTTTCAGGCTGCTGAACAATGCCTCAATCTGCCGTAGCAGGTTGGTACGGTCCAACAGCGTGCCGCCCTTGCTGACGCGTACCATAGCGGAGTAGGGCAGGACCACCTTGTTGTAGGTGGCAAAGGTACCGTCTTGCACAGGAAAGTCTGCCACGCTGGCTTCATTCCTGTGGGTGAATGACAGGATGCTGTCAGCGTCCACCACGCTGTTGAACTGGTCGTCATAGATGCCCCACGGGGGCAGCGGGCTAGGACCCTGGAAAAACGAAATGGTGTTTCCCACGGCAGCGGCCACGCCTTGGAAGGTGGCAACATTGGAGAATACGGCCCGCACCATGGGCGGGATGCCCGGCAGGTTGGGGACGTTGTAAACTGGAATTCCGCTCATGACAGGGCACCGTCCGCGTATGTGACAGTTAACTTACGGTTCAACGCTCCGCCAATGTCGGAAGCAATGCCGTTTGCGTCGGTGGCTTGCGTGTATACGTTCACCTTGTCGATTGTGACAGTGGTGTTGCCGCGCGAGCCCGTGTCAGCTATGGGCTTGCCCGCCAGGGCTTGCTGCGCGCCAGGGGACGGTGCCGCACCCGCAGCAGCCTTGGACGCGTCGGGGTTACCGGAGCCCAGCGACTTGAACCAGTCCATTTGACGTTCCCACAAGCCCTTCTTGATAAGGCTGGGGTCCGTGTACTGCTGTTTGAATGCGGCTACGGCCTTCTTCCAATCGGGGTCACCCTTGTCACCACCGGCTTGGTCGTGCAACACCGAAAGGGCGTCGCTGCGCTGGTCAAGGTCCAACGTGGAGCCCCGCAGGTCAGGATTGTCCAACAGCCCGCTGGGCAAGCCGTACTTCTTTTCCGCCGCGCTGAATGCTCCGTAGAACATGGGCTTTTCATTGCCCAACAGTTCTTCCTTCGTGGGTGCGCTGCGGCCCAACATCTTGTTCAGGAATTCCGCCGCGCTAATGGCAGCGTCCCCGATGGAAGTCATGGCGTCTATAATCTTGCCCGGCCCGTCACCCGTGGCCCACTCCGCAAGCTTGTTGATACCGCCTTCAAAGTCACCTTGGTGTTTGGACAGCCAGTTCCCGAACGCGTTGAACAGGTGTTGAATCGCAGGACTGACAGCCGTCAGTATCTGCGTCGTCAACGCCCGCATTTTGTCCTTGAGCAGGTCCCACGCCTTGGCCAGTTCCTGAGCCGCGCGTGTATCCGCGTCGGTGGTCTGGTGAATCTTCAGTTGCTGCTGCCAATACTTTTCTAGGACTTCCGGCCCTTCGGTCACAGCGTTGGCAAGGCCGCCCTGGATGCCCAGCTTTTGCGCGAACTGGAAACGGTCGGGCTGGCTGAACTGCTGCAACGCCTTGGACGTATCCAACAGCAGGTCATGAAAGTCACGCATCTGACCTTGGGCCACACCGGTGTCCACACCAATGCGCCCGAAGTTCTTCAACTGCTCACTGTAGCCGTAGCCCTGCTTGGCGTTGAAAATCGACTGTTGCAGGCCGGTGATTGTTCCAAGGGCGTCTTCAGCCTTGCCCCCGGCCATTTCCGCAATGTTGCCCCAGTCGCGCAGCGCTGCGGCAGACTGTCCCGTGTTGCGCGAGTCAATGCCAAGCTGCCGGACGTTTTCGTTAAGGTCCGCGAACAACCCAACAACGTCGTGGACGCTGCGGACGACAAGGAACAGGCTGATGAATTCGGCCGCAACCTTGTGAAGGGCTCCCAGCATTTCACCGGCAGCCTTGCTCACGTCGTCTTGTGTCTTCTTGGTCTCGGTGCGGACTTCCGTGTTGCCCTTCTTGAACAACGCGGGGTCAAGGCCAAGCTCTACTACCAGCCGGTCAATTATGGTTGCGCTTGCCATTTCTTCACGCGTATCTCGTTGTGGGCGTCAACCGTCTGGACTTCCAGCAGGTTATACGCGTCCATGATGCCATAAACGCTTTGAAGCTCCCACAGGGTAGCGTGACGCCCCGATACCAGCGAACCAATCAGGCGGGGCACGTTCACGTAGTCGATAAGGCCGGGCACGTCCGCACGATGCGCAAAAGCCAACCCGTAGTCCGGGGACTTCCGGCCTTCTAAAAACCCGTGTGCAGTTTAAAGATGCGCTTGCGCAGTTCCAACCGCGTGGCCACTTCCTCAATCTGCGACCGTTCACCGTCGTCAATGTCCTGCAGCGGCTGGTTTGGCTGGTGTTGGTATTTCACACAGCTAAACATCTCAGCCATAAGCGGCCCAACCGCTTCGTAGGGCAGGGAGCCCAACGCAGCAAGCCCGGCAGCCGCCAGCCCAGCCATTCCTTGGGCAGCGTCCGTCACCGTGACGCCAGCCTTGGCCAGCGCGAGCAGGGCGCGAATTGCCCAGCGCTCCGCTTGGTCCGCTGGCATTTCGGTGATTACAAACACCTTGCCCTTGTCGCGGCCTTCTGCCTCAATCGTAACCGTTTCTTTCCGTCTGGCCATGCGTGCGGCCCTCAAGTGTCAAGTGTTAGAGTCCTGCCGGCTGGATGTCCTGCCACGTAATCTGCCACGTGGTAACCTCCAAAACCTTCTTGCCCGGTGGTGTCTTGGGCGCCTTGGTGATGACGCCCTTGGTGAATTCCCACACTTCCCCGGTGCCCGGCAGGGCCAAGGTGGCGTTTTCGATGAACACCACTTCCCGCGTGGCTTCCATCACGCCAAGAATGCGCTGGAAAATCTGACGCCCCGGCCCGTCCGCCTGGAACATAACGTCCATTTCCTTGGTGGCAGGCACGAAGCCCGCCGACATGCGGCCGTCCACACCCACGCGCGTCTGGGCTACTTCGAACTGCGCGACGTTCCACGCGTCCTCAGTGGCGTAGCCCTCCACAACCTGCGGGGCCGTGAACACCTTGGAGCACTTGAGAACGAATTCACTGTTGGCTGACGTGATAGTTTGCATGGTGGTGGCTCAGATTAGAGAATGTCCACGGACGCCAGATTCAGCTTCTGAATCGCTCCGCCGTCCGTATACCAGAATGTCATGTTGGGGCTGCCGCGCTGGCCGCGAACGATGGCGCCGGGGTCCAGAATCTGCAGGTACCAGCCCTGTGCGAACAGGGTGCCGCTGATGTCGATACCACCCGTGGCCTGAGTCAACGCCGCAATCTGCGCCGGGCTCAGGGTGATGCCCTTGCGAATGGTGCCGTTGTTCACCGCTTCGTCAATGGGTCCGCGCATGGCCGCGCGCAGTTGGCTGTAGCCGTTGTCATTGTACGGGACCGCGTTGACCGCAGTCAGGTAGGACAACAGCGCAAGCTGAAACTGGCTGTTCAGGTAAATCTGGTCAATGTAGTCGTCCACCCACAGCCACTGGCCGCTGATGGCGCCAGGGAACAGGTATTGGAATGACTGGTTGGCCGTGGCCACAGCCGCGTAGTAGTTGACGCCGTTGGCGTCCAGATTGTCCGAAGCGGTCCGGCTGGTCACCGAAGGGGTCAAGGCGGAGCTTGAACGGTACGCCGAAGTGGCGCGGCCATTCGGAGCGCTCCAGTTGATGGCGCCCGCGTAGCCGCACAGGAACGCCGCAGTAAGGCCGTACTGCGGCACCACAGTGGGGTCCGAGTAGCAGGCCGCACGGCCGTTGAACGCGCTGGTGGCCTGCACGAAGCTGCCTTGGCTGGCCGGTCCTTGGGTCAGGGTAATGTCCGTGGTTTCAGCCACGTACACGAACCGCTCCGCGCCCGCCGCGCTGGCGGTATTGGCCCATGTGGCAAACAGAATCTTGTCCGAGTCCACCGGCTCCCACGTGTGGGTGAAGGTGGCCCAGTTCTGGGTAACGTTCACGATGGCGTCCATGGCCGCGCCAGGGACGTACGGAGCGGCCCCAGCCGACAGGACGGCGCCAGTGGCGGCCGTGAGCTTCAAGCCCGCAGACAGCGTGCCCGTGGCGTAGGTGACGGCCGAAGTGACGCCAGTCGTGGGGGACGTGATGACGAACGCCGAAAGCTGGGAGTCGTAGGTAACCGTGGCCGTGCTGGACGGGGTGCCCGCCAGAAGGCCGGCCTGGACGAGTGCCGCAGCGTTGGTGAAACTGGTGGCCGTGGACAGGTCAATGGCCGCGCTGGTGTGGCTGACGCCGTCCACCGACAAGGTCAGGACCCCCGACAGGGCTTGCAACTGGCTCAGGGTGACACCCGCGAACGAGCCGGACCGGGCGTAACCTGCAACGGCCGTGGCCGCGTACTGGCTGAAATACAGGGTTCCCGGTAGCCGGGTGGAACCGCTGAACCCGAGGAAGTACACCCCGGCCATGAGAGCTTCCACGCTGCCGACGCCGAAGAAGTTTTGCACGCTCAACACGCTGCTGAAGCCCATAACGGTACCGATTGGTACGCGGGTGGACTTGGTCAGAAACACGGCGTTCAGCGTCAGCGGACTACCCCCGCTTCCCAAAACGGAAGGGACCACGCTGACAAACTTGGATGCTGGTATGGAATTCATGGCGCGTACTTCTCGTCCACGTTAATGACGGTCACCCCGGCAGCCGTTGCTGACTGCTGCGGGATTATGGTAACAGGATTGTATTGCAAGAATAGCTCCACGGTCCAGCGTTCCTCGTACTGCTCTTCCCCGTTGACCAGGGCGCCCTGGAAGGGCTCACCCGTATACAGGGGTTGGCAGCCGGAGGGTTTCAGGACCGCGCACCCGTAGGGGTCGCGCCACAAGGTGGAGACCATGGTGGCCCACGTGTGGCTGGCTGGCCCGTAGCAGTCCAGTTGCATCTTGACGGTGGTGTTTTGCTGGGTGGCCGTCGTCTGCGCGGCCGTATCGTATCGGTGAATGTTCGTGGTGTGGCGGCCTGACACAAACCCCTGGATGAGCATGTAGGGCACAGCCGGCTGGGGCACAAGGTTGGGCTGCCCAGTAACCACGGGAACTAACGCGCTGGTGTTGGGGTCCACCCCCACGACACCTTGCAGGAAATTCCCCACGGCCTTGTACAAGTCGTCCAAGGTTATATCAACGGTGAAGCTCATGACGGTGGCGCCTGATTCAACTGTAGGACCACGGCAACCTTACACCAGTCCGGCCACGTCTCCAGCACACAGACGGTTTTCCAGCACTGTTTAGTTCCCCCTGGAACTTGGGGGTAGAAGAGCAAGTCCCCGCCCTTACCGTCCGGGCGGACAAGCCCCTGAATGTTTCCGTACAGGTACACCGCACGCTTGACGCCTTCCAAGTTCTGGAGGGCTTCGTGGCGCAAGTCCTTGGCCGTCAATGCCTGGACCTGCGCTTGCACAGTCTGCTTGGCCGCGTACTGTGGGACCTGTTTGAATGACGCGTTTTGCCCGTAGCCTGTGGACACAAACAAGTCCACGGCTATGTCCGGGTTGACGGTGCCAATGACGCCGCGTACGAGCCCGTGAAGATTCATTTACCCGCCTTGACTTGGAAACCAACAGCGCGCTGCATTGTGCCGTCATCAATAAGGGGCTTGTTGAAGCCCTTGATTTCCACCGTGCGCTTGGCGTTCGGTGGCTGGCTCCAGGCAACAATGGACTGTACAACGGCGTCCTTGATGATGACACCCATAAGGGACATGGCCTTGTGCGAGTCGTAGCCCGTAGCCTTCGCAATGTCGGCCAAGTCCTTGCCCCAGTACCCTTGGCCCGCATGCACAGCAGTGCGGAAAAACGGGCGGGCTGGGGCTCGCGACGTTCCAAACTCATTCCAGAACGCAGCTTGGGCAACGGGAATGGGCTGGCGTTTCGTGCCACGTATAGGGTGCACGGGCGTGTAGCGTTCATTCTCGAAGAAACCAACGCTTACGCTGGAGCCCTTCCCCAGCTTGTCGGCCATCTGCGCCAACAGCTTGCGGAAGTTCCCGCCACCTTTCCAGTTGATACCTTGCTGTGCCATTCATTCCACTTCAATGTCAGGGACCAAGTCCCCCAACACCCAACGCGCTGCCCTAAAGAGCCGCGCAGCTAACCACAAGCGAAACCGCAACAGGCGGGGAAATTCGATTGTGTAAACATCTTCCGGGGTTACGCAGTTCCACCGTTGTAACCATAGCCGTACCCCGTCCCGGTCGGTCCTAGCCCTTCCCCACATACGCAAGCCCCCGCAGCCATCCCACAGCCGCCACACAGCCCTACCGGTGGCGGAACGTATCTCATGGTGCGGTATTTTGCGGTGGCATTCCAGAACAATGCGCCCCACTGCGTTTGTACGAACCACGCTTGGGGGTTCGTCACTTTTGCGTACTCTACGCTGGCGCTTACGCTGCCTTCGTGGGCGCTCGAAATGCGGCCCACAACGCCTGGAGCCGGTACCACCTTACCGGCTCCATCGTTGCTTCCGAAGCGCAAGAACGCACAGTGGGCCGTCAACAGGTACAACAATTGCTCACGCTTGGCCGCGTCACAGATAAGTGACCGACACGAGTTTGAGACAACCAGCGTTGCGTTGTTGAATGCCGCCGTAATTTGCGCGTCAGTCAGTCCGGTGAATTCCGGGTAATTGACACGCCAGTCCGCAGTGTTGAGAACAACAACACCGTGGACGGGTGGAGACGACGGCGGGCAGCCCACTACGGTCATGTTAGTCGTCCGTCCGTTTCTCTACGTGCTTCTGCACGTCAGCCATGTTGGCCGGCAGCTTCTTGGGGTCCAGCTTTTCCAAGCCGGACTTCTGGCCCTTCAATTCCTTGGCCACATCCTCCACGCTGTCCATGTCCTTGCCGTCCACCTTGAACACCAAGCCGGCCTTCACGAAGGTCCGCTTTTCGTGCTTCTTGAACCACGCGTCAAACAGCGCGGTTGGGACGCCCTTGGTGATGCCAAAGCCGTTGATGACCTGCACCCGAAGGGTGGCGGCCCCGTTCAGCTTCAGGGACGTGTACGTGCCTTCCTCTTTGCTGCCCATTTCAATGAGAAGGCCAGCCGGCAGCTTGCAGCCAACAATGCACGTGGTGGTGCTGTTGGTCTGATTCTGGGGCTTGTTTCCTTCCCCTGGTCGATTCGGTTGCGTGCTCACGGTGTAAAACTCCAAGTGGTGATTATGGCAAGTTCGCCAGCGCCAGCATACGAGATGACTTGCCAAGGGGTCAATTCGTAGCCGGGGTATCCAAAGCCCCCGTCTGCCGTGGCGCCGGTATTGTCTGCGGTCACGTCCACACTGTCGGCCGTCCACCCGGTCAAGTCCTGGCGCTCCAGGGCCAACAGGGTGCCGTCAGTCTGGTTGGCCCACACGTCCTGGCCGGGGATGGCCCCCTGTGGGAACCGCGCCCAGAAGTCCCCAGCGCGGGCCAAGGTCAGTTCGAAGCCCCCGCGCGAGACCAGCGCCCGCCGCGTCTTGTCCCAATACGTGCGACGCCACCCGCGTTTGGTCGGGTAGACGAAGCCCAGCAGGTTGGTAGGGTCCTGGCGGGCCGAGTAGACCAGCCCGGTGGCAAGGTCAGCCCAGCCGAACCGGCCCACTGACACCCCGTTGGGTTCACCAACAAGGGCGCCAGGGCCGGCAGGTATCTGAAAGCGGGGGTTGTAGGAAGCGAAAGCGCCCTCAACCGCAGGGGGACGCCCCGCCGTGTTGAGGGCGCGCACGATTACGAAGTAATCATCTGGCCAATCAGGAAGCTGCGGAAGATGACAGTGCCGCTCGTGCCCTGGCTCTTCTTCTGCTTCCAGCTTGACGTGTCCTGCACAACCGCATGGGCGCGCAGCTTTTCGGTGAACGAGCAGGTGGCCGTTTCCTGGCCCTCCACCCCTTCAATGATAAGCTGGACCAGTTCGCCCGACGTGGTGGAATACTCCACGGCCGTTTCAAACCGGATGTTGGGGAAGTTCGTCTTGAGCAGGGAAAGCACCGACTCGTTGAACTGGTTGGCCTTCTTCAGGTTCACCTGATTGGTCGGGCTCATTGCCAGGACCATGGGGGACTCCATGGACAGTTCCACGGTGCCGTTGGCCTGACTCACCACCTGCTGGTAAATGCGGCGGATGTCGTCATAGATGACAACGGGGTCCGTCTCGGTGCCCCACGCAACCGTGGCAGTCAGCGGAGCGTACAGCGTGGGATCATTCAACCCGCCGAAAATCTTCAAGCCCTGGATGCCGAAGAAGTAGCTGGCATTCTGAAACTTGTTCAGGACCAACACAGACGCCAGATTCTTGCGGCTGGCCGCGTCAATCTTGGCCAGCGCAGCCTTGGCAAGCTCACGCTCACCCCACTGCGTCATGGTCTGGTAGTGGTAGCACTGGCGCTGCGGAAAGTTCGCGTTGTAGTCCGCGTTGCCGTTGCTGTTGAAGTCACCGTAGCTGGTAACCTCACCCTGCGACTCAACCACTTCGAAGTAAATATCTTCGGTGGTCCAGTCACCCTTTTTCTGTTCACCGTAGATGCTGGCGGCCTTCATGGGGCTCACCAACACTTCGATGATTTTGGGGTCAACCCAGTTGGTCAGGAAGGCCGGGATGCCCGCGTTGGCCACCGTGACAAGCTCCGGCTGCGCGTCCAGCGCAATGCCACCGAACTGGTCCGCAGTGATGCCCAACGCGGCGTCACGCGCAATGACCTTCATTTGGTCAATGGCGATTTCGGCCATGTCGCGGTTGTGGAAGTGGATACCCTTGGAAGCCGACGCACGCGCCAGTACAGCGGCACCGTGGCCAGCCCGCAGGGCGGCATGAAAAGCTTTTGAATCAAACGCAAGGCGCATGGCTTAACCCCAAGTGGTGATTTTCGCAAGCTCACCAGCAGCCGCTGGCGAGTCAACATAATAAGCAGTCTCCACTCTATCAGCAGTGGAGACCGTTCCGCTAGCCTGCGTTACTCCCGTCAGGCTGGTCTGGTAAGTTCCGACGCCCCCGAGGGTGCCGGTAAGCTGTTTCGTGATGGCGTAGCTGTTGCCCGCCGCGTCTGTGGCCACGTCCCCGACGTTGACCGTACCGGAGCCCACAACCGTGACCGTCAGGACACCGGTGTTGGCCAGGGACGCCGTAACGCTGGCAACCTGTGTGGACGTGCCGGCAGCCGCAGCTACAACGGAACCGTCCTTGTACAGCGCGAACACCTTTTGGCCGGGCGTGGCGCCCGCCGCGAAGGACGCGAAGAACCCGCCCTTATTGAACAGGGTGACCAACAGGCCGGGCTGGACGTACTCCGTGGAGTCGTCAAGGTAGCCCACAATGATGGCCGGGTTGCTGCCACGGTGCACAAAGCCGATTTCGCAGCCCGTCTCACCCTGGTAGTTTCCAACCACCTGCTGGCCCTCACTCGTGCCCGACTGGCCCGAGACTTCCACCGACGCGTCCAACAGCGTGGGATTTTGGTTGCCCCACGCGAAATTCCCCACAATGGGGCCACGCGGCAAGGGCGCCGCAATGAACCCGCCAGGGCCGGCCAGTACGGTGGAACGGATGTTGGCATCCGCGAAATCACCGGCCTGCGCAACGCCCGGCTGAAGATTGACTTTTGTCTGAAAGCCCATGGTTAGCCCCAAGCTGAAATTTTTGCCGTCTCACCATTGCCCGCCTTGGACTTGACCTTCCAGGGAGTAGCAACGGCCGCCACGGTCATGGCTTCGGCTGCAACGTCCGCGCCATACGTGCCGCTGACGTTGTACGTTCCGATACCGCCAGGGGTGCCGGAAACCTGTGACAGAATCTGCGACCCTGCCGGCACGCTCGCGCCAGCAATCACCGCACCCTGGCCCAACACACCCGACGCCACAGCGGTGACCGTCAGTACGTTGGTAAGGTGGTTCACGGCGCCGGTAAAGCTGGCCGTCGTGGGCGCAGCGGCCCCGCCAGCTACCGGCGCACCCGTGACGGGGTCCGCCCACACCTTCTGGCCGACTGCCGCGCCCGCCGCGAACAGTGCCCAGATGTCGGCGTTGGAAAACAGGGTGATGGCAAAGCCCGCATTCTGCACGTACGTGGAAATGCCCAGATACGTGACAATGACGGCCGTGTCATCCCGGTGGAGCACACCCAACTGGCCGTTGGTGTTGTACCCCTGCGAAACGTTGCCACTGGTCAGGTCAACCCACGCGAAGTTCCCGACCACCAGCCCGTCCGGCTGGAAGCCGTCCACGCTGTGGGGTGCGACCAACTGACCAAGCGCAGCGGCGCCGCTGTTGCCCGCGCCACCCGCTGGGGAATTGCCCGACAGGATCACAGTACGCGGGTTGGTGCCGTAGAAGTCGCCAGCCTGCCCCACGGCGGGCTGACGGTTGACGATGGTCTGAAACCCGCTGTTGGTAACCTGAGTCATGGTTATGCCTGCCACGTGCTGATTTTGGCCGTGTCACCCTGACCAGCGGTCAGGGATTCGGACGCAATCAGCGCAAAAAGGTTGGTGAGATACACACCCGTGCCGCCAGGGGTGCCGCTCTTCTGGCTCAGAATCTGAGCAAAGGCCGGCACGTTGGTGCCGCCCAGAAGCTGGCCCGGAGCCAACGTTCCACTGGCCACCGCGCTGACGGTCAACAGACCATCCGCCACGGTCAAACCCGCGAAGGGTGCGCCAGCCGGCACCACCGTGCCAAGCCACGCGCCCGTGAAGGCAACCGCGCCCGCAACCGGCTGCGCCAGTTTGAACTTCGTCTCCACCTTACCGGTGGCCACCATGGCTTCACTGCCGACAGTGGCGCCCTGGTTCAACTGGTACGTGCCCGTGCTGCCGGCTGTGCCGGTAAGCTGGGCCGTGATGAAAGAGCCCACGGGCACGTTGGTGCCGGTGACGACTTGGCCCACGGCCAGCGTTCCAGCGGTCACGGTGACCGTCAGGACGCCCGTATTGGCCAGGGATGCCGTAATGGCGAACTGGACGCCCTGGCCGGCTGCAGCCGCCGTGGCTTGTCCTGTGACGGGGTCCGCGTAGACAGTCAGGCCAGCGGCGTCTGGGCCGGGCGTGAAGTCAGCGTAGAAGTCCCCTTGGTTGTGGCCGGTGACAGGGAAGCCCTGTTGGAAGCCAAGGCGGGATTCACCAAGGAAGTCCTTGATGACGGTCATACCGTTCTGGCGCTGCACGAAGCCCAGAATGCTGCCCGGCTGGTAGTAGTTCGAAGCCTGCCCGGTGGCGTAGTTGAACCACGCGAAGCGGCCCACTATCAGGGCTTCCTTGGTGGCTCCGCCGAAGCTGGCCGGATAGTCTGGCGCAGCGACGTAGCCGCCCGGTGGCGCGAGCACAGCAGCGCGCGGGTTGCAGCCCGCGAACCCGCCCGGTACTGCCGGGGCCGGCTGTGCATTGACTCGTGTGGGAAAGCTCATGTGGAAAGCCCCTTAGATACCGATTGCAGCAACCAACGCCTTGGCGTCGGCCGCTGGCTTGGCGTCGCTGGTCAGGGCCGCGTCAGCCGCAGCAGCCTTGGACGCCTTGCCCGCCTTCACCTGAGCCCACAGGGCCGGCAGCGCGGACTCGTGAATGGTGTCATGGCCGGCCACCCCCGACTCTTTCAGCGCGAAGCGGTAGACGCCCTCCGCCGAGTCGAGGGCAACGGCGCCCACGATGTCCGTCACATCCGCGCGAGCCGCGACCAACGCGCGCTCCGCAGCTACGGCAGCCGTGGCGGCATCCTGCGCCAGCTTCGCGGCGTCCGCTTTGGTGACCGAGTCGGCCGCCAGGACAGGGGCCGCAGCCGGGGGCGTGACGGCCGTGTCACTGGCTCCCGCTACCTTTTTCGCCTTGCGCCGCTTCTTGCCCTTGTTGTCCGGGTCATCCTCGTACGCTTCCGGGTCCGCGTCGTAGGCTTCTTGCTCCGCCTTCGCGCGGGCGTCCGCCGCTGCTTTCTCAGACGCGGAACACATGGCACCGTCCAACGCTGCGTCCAGGGCTGTCTTCTGCTCCGCCGTAGCGGTTGTGACGCCCAGCACGGTCAGAACGGATTCAACAATGGCTTGCTGCTTCATCGGTGTGATTTCCTGCGATAGTTCGGCGGGCATTTCGTCCGCCACCATTACGTCCGGCCCGGCCCTGCCTTCGCGGACCAGTGCAACGTGGTTGCCAATAATATGTCTCATTACCCCGTCATACGCAACACCTTCCGGGGTTACGCCAGGGGTCATATCTGCGGTGTAGGTGTACCCGCAGGACAGTTGCCGCTTCTTTTGCTGGCGGACTTCGTCAATCGAGTCGCCAACCCACACGGCCATGGGGACTTTCAGGTAGGGGAAAACGAACTTGGCGCCGCTGCCCGTGGTGCCCGCAATGTAGTCCTTTTGCGGGCTGTCGGCGTCAACCACCACGTGCTCGTCCATGACCGGGACCATATCGAACGTGGGCGCCGCGCGCTCCAGTTCTTCAGGGTGCCGGTAGAGCCGGTAAACCTTGTTGGCGTCCAGGCCAAGGGCTTCGTGGTTGGGGATTTCGCGCCCGTAGTAGGGGCAAACGTTCGCCTTGGAAATGTTCGTAAGCTCCACCCGCATGCGCCCGAAGGCATCACGGTGGCGTAGGCTACGGTCAAAGGCGGGTTGGGCTCGCGACATACCCCACAGGATAGCGTCCCGTGGGATATGTCGCAAGCTTATGTCTAATCGGCGGGGTCAAACTCGCGTCGGTCGTCAACGGCGTCAGCGGCGTATAGCTCGCGCTGCTCCGTCTTGGCCTGCGTCAGGTAGGGCACGCCCTTGGGGTCCTTGGGTCCCGTGGGAACTAAGAGCAACGGCCCAGACGACTGCGGCAGGGGCGGGCATGAGCACGCGCGGAAACAACCGCAGGCCAGTTGCAACTGACCAGTGAACGTGACGGGCGCGTTGGGCGGGGGCTGTTGGAATTCCATGGGAACCATCAGCGGGTGAACAAACCCGGTGGTGGCCACCTGTTGCTCCGCAGCCTTGCGGGCTTCGCAGAATAGTTGGATTTCGGCCAGCAGACGCCACGCGGCCTTGGCCAGATGCATGGGCGGGTAGGGGCCAATTTTC